GAGCGTCGCGCGCCAACCGCAGACCCATCATCTGCCAACGTTGATGCGGATAGAAAAACGTTCGGTAGCTCGGGCGCAACTGTTGCTTTGGCGTGGCGCAAGATCCGCCGCGCAACACGCGCTGGTTGACCATGAACTTGCCATTGTATTCGCCCAAGGCACCCTCAGGCGGGCGGAAACCGGGGTAGGGGGCAAAATCAGAGGCAGTCCACTCCCAGACATCGCCCCAAATGCCATTGCCGGGCAGGGGGCGTAGGGCGCCGATGGCATCGGCATCGCCCATCAGATTGCCGTTGATCGGCACATCGCGAAAGGCAACTTCATGTTCGGCTTCGGTGGGCAGTCGGCCCCCGGCCCAACGGGCAAAGGCTTCGGCCTCATAATAGCTGACGTGGACCACCGGCGCATCAAGCGCGACAGGCTGCGGCCCGCGCAGGGAAAAGGTCCACCACGTGCCATCCTGCTGCCACCAGTAGAGCGGATGCGCCCATGCTTCGCGCTGCGCCACGGCATGACCTTCCATCAGCCATAGCCGCGCGTCGCTGTACCCGCCGTCCTCCATGAAAGCGATCCATTCGCGGTTGGTCACCGGACGGTCGGCAATCTCAAAGGGGTCGAGCCAGACCCTGTGGCGCGGCCCTTCGCAATCATAGGCAAAGCCGCCCCCCCTCATGGCCAATCTCAACAAGACCGCCCCTGTGGCGGCTGAAGTTGAGTGGCATTTCGTCGGTGACCGCCAGCGGCTCGGGGTCTTTGTAGGTGGGCAGCAAAGGGTTAAAACTAAGCCCGTGGAGCAGGTCGGTGATCAACAGCTCTTGGTGCTGCATCTCATGGTGGCAGCCCAGTTCGACCAGTTGAGCGATCTCATCGGCATCGTCGCGGCTGGCGTTCATAAGATCGTTCAGGCTGTTCTCCACATGATCGCGATAGGCCCCCACCGCAGCGCCATCGGGGCGCGAGACCAATCCGCGTTTGTCACGCGCATGACGCGGTCCAGCCTGCACATAGTAGGAGTTGAACAGCACCGCGAAACGGTCATCGGGCGAGCGATAGTCAGCGACTCGGGGTTTGATGATAAACTCCTCAAAGAACCACGTCGTATGGGCCAGATGCCATTTCACCGGAGAGGCATCCTCCATGCTTTGCAGCATCATGTCTTCGGGACAAAGCGGCGCTGCCAAAGCCTGCGTCCGGCTGCGGGTGGTGGCGAAAAGGCTCAAGGCCTCATCAGGGGACATCGGCTGGGGTTTGGCGTTCATTTCGGGCGCTCCTTTGATGGTCCGCAGACAGGGTCCACTATGGGCAAATTTAAGGCCGCCGCGTAGATTTCAAGCGATAACAGATGCTCACCATTTGGTATGGGCCGCTTTGGCGGCGCCGTGAGCCCGCTATCGCTTGCCTTCCCGCGTGGAGCCTGCAATCCGTTGCGTAAGCAAAACAGGCCCCCTGCCGCCACGCACAACCGCCCAAAGGACCACCCCATGACCCAGTTCTGCCTGACCGTGACTTGCCCCTCGAAACGGGGGATCGTCGCCGCCATCGCCAATTATATCGCCGAAACCGGATGCAATATCACCGACAGCGCGCAGTTCGACGACACGGAGAACGGTCAGTTTTTCATGCGCATCAGCGCAGAGGCGGAAACCGGGGCCACGCTTGAAAGCCTGCGCGACGGATTTAATGCGGTCGCAGAACCCTTTGGCATGACCTATGATTTCCATGACCAAGACACCACGATGAAGGTCGTGGTCATGGTCTCTCGCTTTGGCCATTGCCTGAACGATCTGCTCTACCGGGTGCGGATCGGAGCCCTCCCGATTGAGATCGTCGCCGTGATTTCGAACCACATGGACTATCAAAAGGTGGTGGCGAACCATGACATTCCGTTTCATTGCATCAAGGTGACCAAGGACAACAAGCCGCAGGCAGAGGCGCGGATCATGGAGGTGGTAGAGGATACCGGCGCGGAACTGGTCGTGCTGGCGCGCTACATGCAGATCCTGTCGGATGCCATGTGTCAGAAAATGTCGGGCCGGATCATCAACATCCACCATTCCTTCCTGCCGTCCTTCAAAGGGGCGAACCCCTATAAGCAGGCCTACGAGCGGGGCGTGAAATTGATCGGTGCCACGTCGCATTACGTCACCGCCGATTTGGACGAAGGGCCGATTATCGAACAGGATACCGTGCGGGTCACCCATGCGCAAAGCGCCTCTGACTATGTGTCGCTGGGCCGTGACGTTGAGGCCAGCGTCCTCGCGCGGGCGATCCACGCCCATGCCCATCAACGGGTCTTTCTGAACGGGAATAAAACCGTGGTCTTTCCGGCATCGCCGGGCAGCTACAGTTCCAAGCTGATGGGGTAAACGCCACGGCCCCGCGTTCGTCGAAACTGGTGTGATCGCGGGGCCTTGGGGGCGGGCAATGCGCACAGGCATCCGTAAACCGCGGACGGCAGGTATCGGATCAGCGTGAGGATAAGTGTTTCATTTGGCGGTAAAAGTGGTGCCCCCACACGGTCAACAATTAGCTTCGGTTTGCCCTTATTTTTATGGGACATGTGGACCACGTAAGCAGCATTTCGAGCCTTATATATTTCAACCACTTACAATGAAGGTGGACCACGAAAAATCAGGTTTCTCCTTAAGAAAAACCAATCTTTTCGACCGCAGGACGCCTCATGAATAATGCCTAGAAAGACACCCATCGTGCGCCCGCCGCAGCCAAAGAGATTTGCGGTGGGCGCCACCCGGTGGAGGACCGGGCAACCAATGGTGTCCCCGTATGCCGCGACCACCCTGAAGGAGCTAAGCAATGGCGGTTTATGTCGACAACATGCAGGCGCAGTTCGGACGGATGAAAATGTGCCACATGATAGCGGATAGCACAGAGGAATTGCTGGCGATGGCCGACCGGATCGGCGTTGCGCACCAGTGGATACAGGGCGCTGGAACAGCGCGAGAGCATTTCGACATAGCCATGTCAAAGCGGGCGCTTGCCGTTAAGGCTGGCGCGGTCGAGGTCACAATGAAAGATTTGGCGCGCAGGACCCGAGCTCGGCGCGCTTGCCGAGAACCTTGAGCGCCCAACCGCCTTCATCGAAGGCCCGACATGGCACAAGATGCCGGAGGCCGACCGCGACCTGACGATATAGCAGCGCAACCAGATGCCCGCATATCCTGGTGTCTTGCAGCGTCGTGTGGTGCGTTTCCCTGGCGCGCCCAGATAACCCCGGTGGCCACGATGGCAGAAGCCTAACCTCGGGGTGGAGGCTGCAGGATTGATGAGGTGGGCAGTTTCGTGCAACAAGGAGCGAGTCGTTTTCGATAGGTTTTTAGTTTTGTCTGCTATTATTGATATTCGCGCCCGCGTATTCACGCGGGACGATCACGCATACCGCCTGTTTCCTGGGGTTTCGTACAAGCACTATAACGTGATGCGTGACGAAGGAATCGTTTTTCTTGACTACCCTGGTTTACCTATCCCCCCGCGGGAGGGCTTCGCTCAAGGCGACTATGAAAAAGAAATGATCGTTCGCGGGGCGCTCTACGCTTCAGTCGCCTACCGAAATGACGACAATGTCCCTGAGCTAATGGCAGAAATAGGGCGGCGCGAGCTCTCTGGGACCCGGTGGTCCCGGAAACGACAGCTGGCTTTGGGCTGGATCAACGCCCTCTACCATCAAGCGAAAATTGGCGATCTCGTGGTGGTACCCGGACCGTTAAATCGGCGGGGCGAAGATGAAGATACAAAGACTCTGGTGGGTGAAATCATATCACTACCCGAGAGATTAAATCGTGCCGCTGAAACCAGGTACAGTAACGCAGGATTACTTGTTCGACGGGTAAGATGGCTCAGTGAGATTGATGAGCGGAACCTAGACTATAAGACTTCGCGCGCTTTGCGAACCCAAAACGCTCTAGTATCTTTGCCGGCCGGAACTCTTCGCCCAGTCCTTGGTGCAGCCTACAAGAATGTCATCATTGATGACGACTTTCTTGCTAGATTTATTACTCGTGGCGAAGAGTTTACCGCTAGAGAGTCCTACCACTTTCAAGCTTTTGTTTTAGCGGTGGTCGAAGCTTACGGCCGCATCAATGGCGATGCGAGCGATCTGCCTGCTTCCATATACGCCATTGCAGCCCAAGTAGCGAGGGGGGCAGAAGGTGTTCCGGAACAGGATTTTAGCATTCACTCTCCCGGATATACCACTCTGAAGGGAACTAGAGTGGTATTTGTAATCGCGGCTTTGTTTGCCACTGCTCTCTCGGCTAGTGCGGCGCCATTCGGAGACGATGGTCAGACGGTGGAAGTTTCGCTAGAAAATTCTGCTAGTGAAGCGTATGATCCATGCCAGCCCGAGGGCCTGCAAGATGAGGTACGTGAGACGCTTCGTGTGATGGATTTCGAACGGTGGCAAGAAGCGTGTAGGGCTGCGCGTGCGGCTAACGAAGATGAAGGCTTTGAGCCTGTATCATCCGCCCGATAAAATGGTGGGATCTATGTCTGCATTTAAGGAATGGTGGTCTGGCAATGGTAATCCAAACGGTCTCGGACTGCTTGGAGCGGCATTTGTCCTTATTGCCAACGTAGTAATTACATATCTAATGGTCTCGCGTAGCGAGGAACACGCTGAGGAGTTGCTGAAACAGCAGTTTTCGCAGACTAGAGAAATGGCTCAGAAGGCCGAGGTGAGTGCGCGCAGCAAAGAAATTAGAGATGCCGCATCAGACTTTTCAACCTTCGCGGCAGCGTACGTTACGGCCGTGCTGGATGCCCCTTCCGAAGTGCCACTCGCGAAAAGGCGATTGACCGATAATGTCCTTAAACAATTGAGTACCGTTACAATGTCGGGCGGTGTGTTTCCAAACGATATTCAAGACGCAGCTAAAAGCTATAAATTAGCGCTTTACGATTTTAGTGATGCTTTAAGCGATGCTGACACAGTTCTGAAGATGCGGCCCTTCTGGGAAAGGGCATCTGATGTCTTGGTTGCGCGCGAAGAGCTGCTTTCTCTAGTAGACACTGCAAGCTGATTAAGTGCACCACCTAACGCGCCATGGGGGTCTCGTTTAAATAGCGTTCGCAGCACGTAAACTGAATTTACCGGAGTTATTCCTTTGGTTGTAACGCTTTATTCCTTGAGTTTGGCTATGATTGCGTACGCAATAATCGGTCAGGTACGTGACAATATCTCATCGCCTAAAATCTTCATTCTGGGTCTGATTATCCTGGGGGCTGTCAGTGGGTTGTCCGGTGAGGACGATGCGCCAACTGGGTGGAATGGAAGAGGTTCCTATGTTGACTGGTAAAGAAGGCTCCGGCTATCTCGCGGCCTTCTCATCAAAGGAATGAGGCTGGAGGCGCTTGATATTTTTCTGGTCACCGTTTCGAACGAATGCATTACCGAAACTTAGAGTATATTGTGGTTTTAGCCTCGTTCGCGGCAGTATTTGCCTGACCTTCGCTCCCCTCCGAGTAACCGCTTTCTAGTAAATCCTCAGTTCCGCCAGGCAAGACACCATAGACCTCCCATTCCCAGAGCATTTTAGGACCGGGCCCTCTGTTGCTTCGCGGACGGACCCACACTCTAAAATCAACATATCTCAACAAATCTTTCCTTTGTCATATTTAGGGGTGTGCAGAATATAATCGCCGCGGCATTTGGCCCTATGGCCACACTAAAAATCAGACCACGAGTTATCGCGAAGAGCTGTACGCAGCAAGTCTATGAACCGCGCGTGCAAATCTGTGGAAAGCTTTGTCGGAATAATGATTTCCATTATGATTGAGAGAGTTACCCTCATCAAACCCCTCGTGTGATAGTTTGGGAGATTTGGGTTTAACTGGATTAGACTCAGAGCTAGTGGCCAGAGGAGTTCGGGACGACAAGACGTCGGCAATCAGAGATGTTGGGCCATGAGCCAAGCGTAGTCTTTTTGAAGATCTAACGGTAGTACGCCGCGCCTAGGATGTGCGCAGCCTCCCCATGGCCGAAAGAAGGTTTCGCTCCAAGCGAGAATGGTTTGTTGAGAGGGATCGACGACGAAGCGGGTAGGTCTCAAAAGGCCGCAAGCGTCCAAGTCAGACGAGTTTTGAACAATAAGGTCGACGTTCGCTTTCTGGGGGAATTTCACTTTGGTGGTGCCATAGCACACACGCACACCAGTCGCACCTGACTTAGATTGCAGGACTTGCGTGACAAGCAAAGGACGGCAATCTGGCTTGCCGTCCTTTGGTTTCGTTTCAGGGAAGTACCCAGTTACAATCGAATAGGCTTGCGGGGGTACCTTTACCCACTCAGGCGACGTCTTCATAAGGAAACTTCAAGCCGTCAACAACTTCCCAACCCTCTTCGCCAAGGCGAGCTTCAATCTCCGCCTTCAGACCTCGTACATCCTCAGGGGCGAACTCATCATAGTTCATCGCAGCCTCAGGGGGAAAGGCGTTCTCCACCCACTTTCCGCCGGCTTGTTTAGCTGGTGTTCGATTCATTATTGCTTCTCCGTTATTCCCGATTCGGCTTCTAATGTCCGAACTTCGGTTGATTCACAGCAAATTAGACCGCTGTGTCCCATCTTAAATGGGGATCGCACAGATCGTACCGTGCATTTGTGGCGTCTTTGCGACAGCTAAGCACATGTTGTCAACTGCTGTCTATCCATTGGAGTTCCCAATTGTACAACACTAAGGTTAACGGAGAGATAAGGCGCCTACAGCTTCTTGCAACACCTAGACTGTCCCAAGGGCGCTGTTCCGCTCATGCCCTTGCGCTTGACAAAGGTTGCTTCCCGCCTAACGTGCGTAAACTTGAGGAAGGCATGTAAGATGATTAAATACGTTTTCGCATTTTCTACCGTTGCTTTGGTTGCAGCTTGTGGCCCTCAGTACAATTTCTACGAAAAACCGAGCGCATGGACACCAGAGACACGGGCGGAATTTGCTCAGCAACGTCCGGCCTCAAAATGTGCCATCCTACTCAATGCTACGAAAGCGGCAGGTGCGGATCGTGCATCAATATTCTCGGAAATTTCGAAGCTCGGCCTTAACCGTCGCGACTTGGAAATACTAAAAGATCCAGAACACATTTACGGAACTGGAATGAGCTATAGAGGTCTGGAATGTGCGGCAGGGGGCAAACTGAACCCAAATAAGTCGTTCTACCAAGGCGTCGGACACCGCTGGCAAGTGCCATTCGGATCAGGCTTTGTCTACTTAGAAGGTAACGGCACGGAACGCGGTATGCGGGTCACCGCATGGAATTGATCCGTGCCTCTAGCGCGAACCATATAACAGAAAGATGCAGACCGAGACACCTGGTCGAAAAGGCACTAAATTATAACTCCAAGGACGAAATACCATGGCAGCAAAAATTACTAACCTAAACGTTCCGGTAATCGGCGATACGGCCTCGGTACATTTCCATTTACAAGATCGGGCCGGTTCCATCAACGTAATCCTGAAGGCAGAAACTGCTGTTACAGAAGAGGAAGTTCGCGAGTTGGCAAAAGCTGCGTTGAATGAGGCGTTAGCTGCGCTGTAGTACCTTTGTCTTCATGTAGAATCTGACTGCAAGGCCGAATGCGAACGCTTTCTATTTCGCGCCAACCTCACACTCTCGCTCGAAGGTCAGATTGGTCTTGTAGTCTCGCCTCAGATTCCAAGGCGCATTCTTCGCGCGCCAATCGATCTCCTCGCGCGTGAAGCGGCGCTTCTCTTCGACATCGCAGAACGCCGCCTCAGTAGACGGTGGCGGGGCCGGGGGTTTCTGGAACCACGAACAGCCACTCATCAGGAACGGCGCGAAGATCAGGCATGTTATCGACTTTGGCATCACTTTCACTGTCCTCTATGAGATTGCTTGCGCGGGCCGTGCATCCGGCCAGCACTCTTGTCAGTCGGTCAACATCGGACCGCAGGGACGCGTTCTCCTCCCTGAGCTCCATGACCCACCAGACGCCGCCACCGGCCACTGCAGCAGCGATCAGGTAGGGTGCGAGGCGAGAAATCAGGGCTGCCCCGATCATCCCATGCCTCGCAAAACCCGGTAGTTATTCAGGGCAACGATTCCCGTGATCGCGATGATGATCCAGACGGCCGAGATCATCCCATCGGCCCAGAGGAAAGCGGCTACGATCAGCGCGGCCGCGACCTTCACCACTGACCACTGATCACCGGTCTTATCCATGATCCATTTCATGATCGGGTTCAATTCACGGCCGCCGCGGGCAAGAATCTGATTGGTTGTCCAAACGTCTGCAATTTGAACCGCGAACAGGGCGAGAATGGTTATGAGCTCGTACATTATGCGATCACCCCGGCCATGCAGAACACTTTCTCAGCAGAGCGCCGCCGCACAAGGCCGCGCCAAACGCGGCCGCCCGCCTTGTTGTACCAGGTCAGCGCATCACAGCCGCCCGGCACATCGCCAGCGTTCAGGCGCTTGGTCGCGGTTGCTGTCCCGGCTCGCGACACGCCGACATTGTAGGCGAGGCTGACATAGGCCACATCGCGATTGACGGGCAGCCGATCGGTCAGGGTCGAGGGGGTAAAGTAGCGGTGCAAACCTTGCCGATAGCTGAGTATTTCGCGGGCGAGCATGGCTTCACATTCCGCCACGGTATAGCGGTCGCCAGGTCGGACGCCTTTCGTCTCCCCAAAGCAGACGGTCCAAACGCCGACAACATCTTTGTAGGCCACCAGCCGCAGGCCCTCCCATTCACCAATGAACGGTACGGCGATCGCCAGGAACTCGCCTTCGGGCGCGACACCCCCGGCTTTGACCAGCTCCACGGGCACATCGGCCATCGCCGGGATGATAAGGGCGCGCTGCTCATTGCGGGCATCATGGCGATACTCCGGCACCTGTCGGTCCTCGATGACCGCACCGCCCAGCGATTGAAACAGCATCACCAAGCCGTAGGCGAAAGCCGTGAGAAACAGGCCCCGGCGGAAAACAACGCTCCCTGCATCCTGCCGGATCAAACGACCAACGATGCCGATAATGAAGAACGCGAGAGCGGCCTTGCCAAGCGGGTAGGGGTCCGCCTCGATGCCGAAAAACCCGTAGAGGATTTCACTGCCCAAGAGGGCGAGGAGGCCAAGGTACAGGCTCCACATCGAGTAGCTTCGAAAGGCGATCCGCCGCCAGTTGTCTATGAGGTTCATGTTCGATCCTTCCATGCTTAGAAGCCCCGCAAGCGGGGTGTAGTGGTTGAGTTTGCAGTGATCTGGGCTTCAGCCGCGGCTTACGTTCAAAGGCCACCAGGGCGAGAAGCGCGGGATCGGCTCTCGGGGGCCGGTGCACTCAGGGTAAACGACCCGGCTGCGCCAATAGTATTCCCCCTCGGATATCAAGGGGGGGAGATCGAGCGGCACGTCGAACTCCTGCGGGGTGCGCCCCAGCTCGACAGGGCGGAACCCCCTGCTATACCCGATCCGCAGCTGGCGGCCGCTGGACAGCCTGAGGAACACCTCCACATCGCGGGGTCGCCCACAGTGTTCGCCAAATTCAGTTCGAGAGCCAACCAAGCGGTAGACACAGCGCTGTGATGTGCACGCGCCAACCTGAAAAGATGCCTCAGGTATCCAGTCAACAACCGGCGGCGCCGGCAGAACGCGTTCGATATATTCCAGCCGCTCAGACATACCGAAGAGGCGAAGTTGTAAAAGCGCTTCGAATAGCGGACGATTTTCCCGCGCCGATTTCGTTCCTTCTTCACCTGCGCCAGCAATGGGGCGCTTTCAGGGTGGACACCTCGCACCATGATGACCCGTGACGCTGGATGCTTGCGCGACCAGTCCCACACATCCTCGGTGTAGGCGTTGCCGTCGATCGCAAGCATATCGATTTCAATCTTACGCCCGTAGGCGTTCCGAAAACCTTGCCGCAGCAAATCATTGAGCTTTGACTGGCACTGATCCTCCGAGATGTGCCCATTAAACACGCCGTACTCGATGACTGCGCGGCGCTTGTTTTGGCCCCACGCGACAACCTGCCATTCCACCCGGTCCCCTTGGCAGTCGACGCCGCAGGTTAGTATCGGATACCCGGCCGGAATGCTGCCGTGAGCGTAGTCCGACTCTGCCGCTCGATCCCGGATATCCTCCCATGGAGGAGCTTCACCGAGGACGCGATAGGCTTTCCCTACAACGTCATTCCAAAAGGTCTGCTCCTTTGGCGGGTCGCCCTTCGCCGACAGCCACGAGCGCGCAATGCGCTCGAAGGATTGAAGCAGCGAATAGGCTGACCAGATGTAGAACGATCGGTGCACCCTTTTCATCTTCGGGTTTCCCGCGACCCATTTTGCGCCGCGCAGCATCTTCGGCCTGTGGTGTTCCTCGATCGCAGAGCCGCAGCTTTCGCAGGTGAAATGCGCACGCTCTGGATGATCTTCATCCAAGCTCGCGAGCATGTTCTCCCACTCCAAAACCTGCATGTGCCCGCACTCATCATGGGGGCAGGGCACATGCAGGAGCTCCTGACTTCCCGCCTCAAAGTTTTTTGTGATCCGGCACCCCGGAACGACCATGGGGGTGGAAATCTTAAATATCTTCGCGAACTCATACCCCTGACTGCGGCTGTCCGCTTGTGTCTCAGGGTCGCCCGCGCTGTTCATATCCCATTTGGCAAGGTCATCTTGCACCTGACGGGACATCGATACTTGCGAGAGCGAGGCGGGCGAGTTCGCACCTGAAATCTGGATTGCACCGCGGCCGTCGCGACGCTCTTTGTAGAAAACCGAATCCAACCCATCGCGGGCCTTCATCGGGAAAATCTTTCGCAGCGCCGTGGTGCCTTTCAGCATCGGTGCTAGCTTCATCTTCGACCACCGCCGTGCGTTCTCATCGGTCGGGTGGACGTACAGGAAGTCGCTCGGGTCCATATCCATGGAGCCGCCGGTGAAAATGTTGGCCAGCACCGTGCCGCCGAGCTGCGCCGACTTTGAAAGCGTTACGATCCGGCAGGGATCATCCGGAGACAGCGCAGTCAAAACTTCATCGAAGTAGCTGAAACGCTCGCGATTGTACGGGCCGGGGAGGGGGCTTTCCCGCGAGGAGAAAACGATATTCTCCTCCGCCCAGGTCAGATAATCCACGGGGGGCGGTGGGTCGATCACATCTGCCAAGACATCGTGCGCCATCCATTCGGCGCTAGTGACCGCAACATCCAGCATTACGCCTCCATATCAACCGAGGTTTGCACGTCCTTCTGAGCGGCCTCCGCGCGGGTCCGCTCCTTCATCGCCGCCGTCTTGCGAACCTTTTTGAACTCCGCCCTGAGCAAGTGAAGCACGTCTCTCTGGGGTAGATCGAAGCGCGCTGCCGTTGCGGCTGCGAAGTCTGGCAGCGCGCCTTCGAAGATCTGCAACATCATCCCGGCAATGCGCCCCATCTGCTCTCGCGCATCCTCCGCCGCCATCAACTTGCCTTGCCGAAGCGCCTCTTCCGAGGCCTGCATGCGGTTTGTCCGCAGCTGCTGCTCCAGCTTGGCGCGCTTGAGCTGATCCTCAACGGAAACAGGTTTGTTTGAAGCAACCTGCTCGGATAAATCCGCCTCCAAGGGCAACTCCGCCGCTTCTTCATCGACTGCTTCCGGCGATTGCTGCTGCAAGGCCGGGGTGCCGGTTGTCCGGGTCGCGATCCCGTTGCCAAGAGATTGGCCGATGTCGCGGTTGCGGCGGACCTGCTCCATGGCTTTGTGAAGATAGACCTTTCCCGTTTTACCCGGCTCAGTGAATGCATCCTCTTGCAGGATGTCCTTTGACTTCCACTGACTTACGGCCGCTCGGCTAACGCCAAAGTGCCTCGCCAGTTGCGCCTGCGACACTGCCTCTTGTGCGGTTTCCATTGATCGCCCCATTCAGTTTCTGACCGCTCAATTCGGTAAGCCGAGCAACCAGCGTTAAGCATATCCCCTTGTGTTAAGGCTTTGAAAAAACGGTCAGACTGCCGAACCCTCGGGCAGCTTCCGCCCCGCGTGCGCGCCAGATGCTGTACGGTCCCTTTTTTTCGGGGGCATAAGCTTATACTCATATGCCCGCGCTACAGGCCCAAAAGGCGGCTGATCTCATGGTCCAGTCGGCGCGGGAGGTTCTTCTCAACCGACTTCTCGAACGCCTCAGCCGTTGCGCCATCCATCATCTCTTCGGGGATGAACACGCCGGACTTGACCTTTTCCAAGTCGGTGCGCCCGCCAACGCGAACGAAAACGTGCCCATGGCTCCAAATGATCGCCTTCCGTGGGCGCGGCCACCGGCCACCACGGAAGAAGGATTCAGCGAACCAATCCCAGCCCCGCGCATCGCCCAGATAAGCCCGGACCCCGTCATCGGTCTCGCGTTTCTTGAAGTACTTGAGCGAAACGTCTCCACCCGCAGATTTGAGCTGGTATTCCAAACTGGCCCAGGATGACCGCTTGACCTTCACCGACTTGCGGATCGTCTTCTGTGGCAGGCCGGTTTGCCGCGCCAACGTCCTGACCACCTGTGTGCGGGCCATATCGCCAGTGCGGTTGATAGCCCGGTTCACGGCTTTCGGCGCTTCGGCTCCCAAAGCCCCCAGCATGTTCTCGAATTGCTGAAGGCCCTTCACATCGATTTCGCCCACGCTGAACATTGGCATTCCTCCATCTGAGCGCCGCTCACAAAAAAAAGGCCGGCACCTCAAAGCGGTGACCGGCCTTAGTTCAACAGGGAGGAAATAGATTTCATTTACATGGCAACCTCCATCTCAATACCCATCAAGCATCGGTGCAAGTACCCTTCAGACATGAAAAAAGCCCGGGCTTTTCAGCCGGGCCGTTCTTTCCATTGCAGCAGCAGTGCCACAGGCGGCGGCGCTTTCGCGTGGTAGCCCGGACTTGACGGCATACAGTCGAAATCGGGTGCAACACATGCGACTTCGACCGCCCGGAGCGCTGGCATGTATCTTTCAACAGTGGCCAACAAACCTTCGTCTATGCCCAACTGTTAAGAGACATGCGCCCCCGCAGTCAAGCCCCCTTAACGCTGTGAGGAAAACTTAACGTCATGCTGTCCACCCAGTCATTCCAGCGCTTTTTCGCGTCGACCTCATCCTGAGACCATCGCGCAGCGCGGCCACCGCAGTTGCCGCATGCCACGCAATACCCCGAATCGTCAGGCAATACCTGAGCTGCCCGATGGCCGCATGGGCATGCAGAAAGCGCGGGGTCGAATGGATCGCTCAGGCTCAAATCAGACAGCAGAGATGGGCGTTCCTCGGTGATGCGCTCTGGAAGTTTTTCGATCGGGACCTCGAGAGGGGTTTCCCGCCCGAAAATGTTGATAACGCCTCGCGCGGCCTTTGTGGTCACATCCACAATTCTAAAATCGAAGTCGGCAAAAGGCCCATCAGGGACTTTCACGACCTCGCCCGGGCTGTACGGCTGTGGCTGTTCGGTCATTTTTTTGCACTCACGGGATAAACGACCTCCGCCCCACTGCCGCATCAGTCGGGCAACTCTGTACGAAGGGATGGCCGCCGGCCGCCCGCCAGTCCCCATGACACCCGAGATCACCTCCAAATCCATCAGTTCGCGCCACCTATCGACATCCGCCCGCCATCCGACGAAAAGCCAATCTGCCAAGAGCGGCTGTGTCACGTGCGTCCTCTCAGGCGTGAAGCGGTTCTTTCGGCGCAGCACTTTTTTCACGGGCAGGAAGACCTCGAAGCCAGCGCGGCGCAGCAGGTGTTCCGGCAGGAACACCCGGCTTCCGGTTCCATTGACGCGGCGCTTGCGCATCCGGCCTGACCGATCGCGGTATGCCTCGAAGTCCCCGCCCACGGTGACCGACCGAATGCCGCCAAGCTGCTTGCGCTTCACCCGGCATGCGAACCACTGGATTTCGGGGGTGTGGATTTTCGCCAATTTCATCACGCACCCTCTCCGGTCAGCCAGCCGCGCAGCATTTCTTCAGTTTCGTGGTATCGCCGCAACCAGCTATTTTCCTCTTCGGTAACGGTCACGCCGCGATGCAGGCGGTCTTCGATCAACTCGACCCGGCGCGCGTAATCCTCGGCGCGGCTGGTGACGATCGACCATTCCCGATCCCCGCGCGGAGGCCGCTTGTGGTTCTTCCAAAAAACATACTCGGAGATCAACCGGCCCGGAACGGCTGCCGCCTTTCGGCCAGCGGCCGACACGAACCAAGATCGCAGGCCCGGCACGTCCTGCAACGGCATGCGCTCACGCGCTTCGGCAAATCCGAGGATGCTCACCCGGCTGGGCCAGAAGACTTTACTCGACCCCTCACCCTTCGTCCGCATGCAGGCGGCGAGGACGCGCAGCGATTCATCCGAGAGATACCCGAGATCATCGGCCATCTGGTCAAGCTTGCGCCGCTGATCCTCAGCCGAGGTGTGCCGGCGGAAGCGCATGCCATCCTTGACCAGCGGATCGATGAACAGGCGACGCACCCGCGCTCGGTTGGTCTCTTGAGGTGCTGCGCCTTCAGTCGCGGCATCGGTGGTAGTGATCTGATCCATTTGCCCCATTCCCCTTTTTCTCAGCCCAGTCCTGCCGCTGCCTGTTCGGCATCGGTGAGCAGGTTCGCAGCGATGATGTGATCGATGACCCAAGGCTGTAGATCGGCGAGGGCATCAGGGCGGCCCTCCCGCAGTCTGGCGACGGCATTTTTCGCCTCTCGCTGAACCATCGGATTTGGAGAAAACTTCCCCGCTTTCGCCCTTTGGTTCTTCTGTGGTTTATCTATATTATGCACCAATGCAGATTTACCCCCTTTTCCGGGCAAATCTGCCCCCTTTTCGGAATTGCAAAAGGGGGCATTCCTACCCCCTTTTAGGGGTGCATTTTTGCCCCCTTTTAGGTGCACGATTTTGGCCCGTGTGAGGAACCCATATTGGGTACTTTTCCCCCGGCCGACGCCTGCCAGAATCACGACCCATTCAGCCTTGATGAGCTCTTTGAGGGCACGCTTGATGGTGTCTTCAGAGCAGCCGTGGATGGCGGCCAGTTGACGCCGCGACGGATCGCAGCGATGGGTTTCGCGGTTGGCGAACTCCAGGACCAAGGTGTCGGCGACAAGCCGCGCCATGGGGCTCAGGCTGCTGTCGCGGCGCACGCTTTCCATCCAACCCCATCGTTGCTGACGCCACTCTTCAGGGGCGATCACGCGCGGTTCACCCTCAAAGGGAGGCCGCTCGATGTCGTATTTGCGCATTGGATCCACTCGTTTCGCCCTCGCATGCCTGTTGGCACGGCAAAACGCCGCGCCAATCGTGTATTATTCAGGCCTTACGCGGCCTGTTTTTCGCCTCTTAGCCAGCTCATGGAAGGTCGAGCAGGCGGCTTGAGTATGCGGGGCCATAACAGGGCGCTGGAGGGCATCTGGTTGTCCATCACGCAGCCTCCCTCACAGCCGCAGAAACGCGGGCGCACGCCGCCTCAAAGTGCACGGGGCTCTTTTCAATGCCGATGGCGCGTCGACCCAGCATAGCCGCGGCGACCAACGTGGTTCCGGACCCCATGAATGGATCGAGGACGAGATCGCCCTCGCGACTGGAATTGCCGATGTACTGCGCCATCAGATCGATAGGCTTTTGTGTCGGGTGCACTGCATCTTTCGGACGCGCCATTCGCGTTATGCGCTTGTCACCACCGTTCGTGATGTCCCGCGCCGCCCCCTTCCAGAGGTAGAGCGTGAACTCACTGTCCTTCATGTAGTACCGGGTGCGCGAGGGGGTGATCTTGTCCCAAGTCAGCAGGCTGTGAAACTTGAACCCGGCGCCGAGGAATCCCCCGTGGGCGGCGAAGATGTTTTTATCGTCCGCCATGACATAGGCGTCGGCGTCAGACTTGAGAGCACGGTATATCGGTCCACCGATCTCGGCCCAGTCTATAACATCCATGAGCAGCCCGCTGTTATCGTAGACGGTTGCCGCCATCTTGCCGCCCATGGCTCCGGGACGATTGCCGCCGGACGTCAAGCGGTATGGCGGGTCAGTGACCACCAAGTCTGCCTGCCCCGAAAGGCTCGGCAGAACATCCAGGGCATCGCCGAGGATCAACCGGCATTTGCCGATCGTCACGTCCTTCATCGCAACCGATGTCATGTGCGGATTCATTTGTTCTACCACCTAATCAAGATGCAGATCAGCAGGCAAAGGATGACGAGCTGACAGGCCACGTCGATCACCGCCAACCACTCCCAAAAACTCATAGGTCAGCTCCAAACTCAGAGCCTTTGGCGATGAGGTACACGGGAACGTTGTGCAGCAGCGCCCAACAGGCGTCTCGCCAGACACCCTGGGACACGTCCCAGCCATCCATCGCCGGAATGACCACGGCCCCCGAGGCCGAAAGCAGCGGGCGGCGCCAGCGCGCCCAAAACACGTCATCCAGAGGGTCCAGCCGGTCCTCGATATCCGCATGACAGGCGGCACAGGAAAGCAGGATCGGCGAGGCGGCCGTGATGCCCTCGATCGCAAAGGCGCGCACCCAACGAGCGGTGCGCACTTCGATGTCACACGACATGCCGCGATCCCACTCCATCTGATCGTTCACTACGGCCTTGGTGTAGGGTGTTGAGAGGTAAGCCATCCGTCCGATCAGGTTGCTCACGGCCTCGACAAACTGACAATCTGCCCGCAGCAGAACGTTGCCCGGATAACAGGCCTTCAGCCAATCCCAGTCAGGTTCGCGCGGGAACAGGAAGTCATGCCCCATGCTTCGCCTGCCAGCCGCTTCATTTGGCTCGCGGCCAGCGCGCTCTCCAACTTTCGCACGTGCTAGTTTAGCTTCAATCGTTTCAGGCATCGGAATCCTCACTGGCCGATTGAGATTGGCCGAGGTGGAGGATGGTGCGCAGCTGCGTAGGATTAACCGATCGCACAAATTCGATGCGCACGACACGGTTCTGAAATCGGTCTAAGATGTCAGAATCGACAGTAAACAGTTTTGGAGCAGAACCATTGATTTCAGTATCAGACATTTTGAAGATCCTTGATAAAGCGCCAATATGGAAAACCCTTACCCAGACACCGAAACGCATCGACGCGCTGGAGACCCGGGTGGCTACTTTGGAGGCGAGCAAACAAAACCCAACTCAAACACCGGGCCAGCCTTGCCCGGCCTGCGGCAATCACGCCTTGCGAAGAACCTCTAAAACCATATCGGAAAGCCCCTGGGACGAACTCGGAGCGCACGACGAAGTTTGGACCTGCAAGAGCTGCGGGGAGACCGACATGCGCATGCATGTGAGATAAGAAAACGCTATGCCTTACGTCCGCGTGAGCACGAGTGAGCCAGCTACTGAAGCTGATTAACTTTAACGCGGCCAACGGGCCGCGCTTTTTGGACTTGTCCTCACACCCAAGCCGTTTCATGACAGGCCAGCCTTGCGCATCAATGCCGCGCGAAGGCTGGCCGATGTTGCGATCAGTTCGTCCAATTCTTTGATCTGGGCTGCCGCCTCACGCGGGGTGTAGTCGTTCGGGTTTTCCGAAGCGTTCGAGTGCGCTTCAGCATGCTTTGCCAGCACGTCCGAGAACTCTTGTGTGATGTGGTTGATGTGTAAGCGTTGCCTGGACAGCACCTTCCCAGTTTTCGCCTGAGCTGCGACTCCGTTTCTGACGGATATTGGGCGGGAGTTTCGCGATGGCGACTACGGTAGAGTTTCTCAGGGACTACGGGGTGGAGATACGGGCCAATGGCCAGAAGCGGTGGCCCAATGAGGTCAAAGCACGGTCTCTC